TCTAAACTTACAGACGATAACGGTAAAATTATTGTAGAACCGTTAAAAGAGGTGATAGAATAAGGAAAAGTTATGAACCAAGGAATAATGGCTTTAGCAAATGCAGGAAGGGGTGGCGACACTCAGATAGCGCATGTCCGTCCAGGTGAGTTAGTCTTACCACCTGAAATCTTAGATAAGGATCTTGTCAAATCATTAGAAAAAAAGCTTAATGATGCAGGGTTTGAATATTCTACTCTAGTTGTTGGAGATGAAGATGTCTCTATAAATCCTAGAACTGGTCTACCTGAATTTGGTTTGTTCAGTAGACTGAAAAAAGCCGTTAGTAGTGCTTGGAAAGGTGTTAAGAAAATTTTAGATCCTGTTACAAAAGTCGCTCAATTTATTCCAGGGCCTTGGCGAGCACCTGCTGCACTTTATCAAAAAGGTAAGGCAGCTGTTAATATTGTAAAAGGTGACGCTAATTTTGGTGACTTTGCAACGGTTTTAGCTGGTCCTAAAATTTTTGGTGAGGGCGAAGCTTTGGACGTGTTTAAAAAACAAGGTTTTGGTGATTTGGGTGAATACACATTAGGGAACTTTGCTTCGAGCGTAAGAGATACATTAGGTTTTGGTGCAGGCACACAAGACTATAAAGTACAAAGTGGTGATAATATCGAAGCTATAGCAAAAGCTAATAACACAACAAAAGAAGCAATACTAAAACTTAACCCCCAATACAAAGCTAACCCTGATCTTATAAAAATAAATGATGTAATAAAACTACCATCCTCAGGTGGTCCTATTAGTAGAATAAGACAAGGCATAGCCTCTTTACGAGGTGAGGGTGAACAAGCACCAGAAGGACAACAACAGGGCTTTTTAGGGCGTCTATTTCCTGGGCTAGGCGGTTCTTTTTATGATGATGTGCTTGGTATAGATCCTAGTGGTGGCGGTATCTTTGGTAGTCTCAAAGATTCTTTTGACCCAGAAAAAGGTGGTATAGACCCAAGATTACTTGCAGCTTCGGTTGCATATGGCAAAGCAGTTGAGAAAGCCGCAGAGAAAGAAGCTAAAGGCATGACAGATATAAGAGATAGTTTACGACCAGACTTAGCAACGCCACAAGTATATAGTGGTGGTATAGGCGGTTTTAATTTAGGTTTCGCAGACGGTGGTAAAGTTTTAGATATGCGGGTAGGCGGAGAATCTATTGGTCCTGGTACAGGTACATCCGATGACATACCTGCTATGTTGTCAGACGGAGAGTTTGTGATGACTGCAAAAGCCAATAGGGGTGCAGGTGCTATGAACATGAAAAAAGGAAAAAACGGTATAATGCAACTAATCCCTTCAGGTAAACCTGATAGAGAAAAAGGTGCAGATAATATGATGACTTTAATGAGATATTTTGAGAGGCAAGCATAATGGATGAGAATCAATTTATGTATTCACCACAAGGCAGTATAAATCCTAGGCTCACTAGTCAATATGCTGTCGACAACATAACAGACCCTTTAATCAGACAGTTATATTTTGGCTCACAAGGTATACCAGGCTTTTACAATCAACTCTTATCAGCAGGACAACAAGCAGCTGGACAAATACAAGGTGGGTTAGGTATGTATCTACCTTACTTACAACAAGCTGAAGCATACGGACAAAGGGCTTTTGATAGTGTGACACCCGAAGACATAAGTGCATTTTACGATCCTTTCGAAGAAAGAGTTGTCGAACAAACAATTGATGATCTAGTAGAGCAAGCTGGTATGCAAGATATTGCAGCTAGAGCTCAAGGTATAGCACAAGCCGGCGAAGGATCTTTTGGCTCTAGGGGCCGTTTATTTGCTGGTGAGCGAGCAGAGGCTTTAGGTAGAGGGTTAGGTCAAGCCTTAGGTAATATTAGATCTAGAGGTTTTCAACAAGCCTTCGAAAACCTTATGAAAGATAGAGGTGCTGCAGAACGTGGCGCAGCTTTTCAACAAGGTTTAGCTTCTTTTGCACCTAGTCTTTACTTTACAGATGTTGGTAGAAACTTAGGTCTATTGAGTAATATTTCTAGTATGTTACCTGGTTATCAAGCCAGCTCAACACAATTACAAAGTCAGTATGGTATACCACCTGATCCAAGAGCATTAGGTTTAGGTGCTGGTATTGGTTTCTTTGGAAATTTTAATAATCCAGTTGAATACGATCCAAGAAATTTTCCGATTTATGATAATCCACAACAAACAACTCAAACCAATACAACTAACACAACAGATAGCAACAGAGGGTTTTTGGGAGCACCAATAAACCCAACACCTAATCCGTTCGGTCCTAGTTCCTATACAAACCCTTTTACTGGAGGAGGTTTTGGTTCATGAGTGTTTTAAACAGAAGAATGTTTCAAAATGGTGGTGAAGCACGAGTCATACAGTCAGGAGTTTTTGAGACAGGCTCTTACAGAAATCCAAAAACTGAAACACAAAGTATAGAAGAGCAAGATGGAGTATTCTATTCGAGAACAAGAGATCAAAATGGTAATTTAAAAAAAGAAGAAATTATTGATTTAAGTCTCTCAGCAAGTAGAGATCCAATAGAAGCTCTCAACATACAAAAAAGAAACAAAGCTCTTTCAACTGCTGCAGATTTTCTTACTACTGCACCTGCGGTTGTAGGCGGAATTGGAGGTTTAGGTTATCTTGGTGCTAGAGAATTAGCAAAAAGAAGTTTAGGCAGAAAACTGTCAGACATTTTTTTCAGAAGAGATCCAGGCAAAGTTACTGGTAAATATGGAACTGAAAGAATTTTTGCGGGGCAAGGTCCTATCAGCGGTTTAACTGGAACAGGTGCTACAGCTGTTGGTGTTGGTACTGGTGCTACTATTGGTGCTGCGTTAAGGAGTATGCAACAAGGCCCTGTCGAACCTATTGATGAAGTAGTCCAAAAAGACAAAAAACTGAGCGGTAAACTATTTGACCAACCAAAAAAACCAAAGAAGGAAGAACCTGAAGGTCGAAAAGTTATAGGATTTCAAGATCAACCGCTTGTTTCAAAAGTTATCAGTAATCCAAATTTCAACAGATTTTTATCAAATCTTTCTTCATCATTAACAGAGACTGGTTCTTTTGCACAAGGCGCTGCTCAGGCTGCAAGTGAATCTTTGAAAGAAAAACTAGAAGAACGAGAAATAACAAGTTTAGATCCAAAAGACGCTAAAACAAATGCAGAATTTAATTCACAACTTAGTAGTTCTATTAACAGTTTTGATAAAACAGAGTTAGATATTGGAAGAATTGAATATGCTATTAATCTTTTAGAAACTGAAGGTGGTACTGGTTTGGCAGGTTTCTTTGGAAATTTACTAGACAGGGCCTCAGCTTTAATTGGTAAAGACGGAAAAGAATTTAAAGATCAAAGTCCAAGAACACAAATAGATTCTATTCTTAATGCAATTAGACAAGAAAATATACGGGCTCTTTTAGGTGAATCTGGAAGAACTATTTCTAATTTAGATAGAGAGATAGTTGCAGATATATTCGGTAGCATAACAGTAGATTCTCCAAAATCCGTTCTTATTGAAAAGTTAAATCAAGTCGTAACTAAATTTAGAAGAGATTTGAATAAACATAAAGGTGAAATAGCTGGTAATGTCAACTATTTTGTTGAAACAGGACAAAACAGCCCAATAGCATTTCGTGGTGGCCAACTAGCTGCACCTATAAGAAGAATATTAAGCATAAGCGATCCTTTCAATTATGATGTTCCCGAATATATACCTGGACAAGATAGGCTTGCTACACCAACTTCAACAAGCCCTATCACAGATATCGAGTATGTGGAGGGCACTTAATGCCTCAATTCAGAGTTACCTTAGCTGACGGCACTAAAGTAATTAAAGAAGCTAATTCAGCTGAAGAAGCAAGAGCGATGGTGACTGAAGACATCAGACAAGTAAATTTTTTTAACAACAAAAACAAAGAAGTTACGGGATATTTAGACAATTATCTTTTCGATTATGATACAGGAGTACCCAACACCAAAGGTCTTAGATCAGAGCTGGCACAAGCAGAAACCTTAGAAGAACGTGAAAACGTTGCTACAAGTATCGTTGGTTCTAAAGGTTACACATACAACAGCAGAGGAGAAATGGCTCTGACACATGAAGGATTAAGACGATTAGGCTTGCCTGTAAAATTCATAAGACAACCTGATGGTAGTAAACTACCAATTAATACAATTATTGATTCTAGAAACTTTGAGGGTATGGCAGATCTTGCTGATTTCGCAGGTATTAGCGGTCCAATTATAGGTTCATTAGTGGCTATGGCACCGCCATTTAAATTGTTTGGTGCTTCTAAAAATTTAGCTAAAGTTTTATTTAGTGATAAAGGATCTACAAGAGCAGCTAATATTTTAACAGCTGCTGCGGGTTCTGCTGCAGGTAAGGGCGTAGAGGAAGCTGTAGATTATTTGCAAGGTTATCAAAAGCAAAGTGCTGGTGAAGTACTGGGTGAGCTAGGTAGTGAAGCAGTCCTCGGCTCAATCGGACAAGGTATAGGTGAAGGTATTGGTATTTTGTTTGCTAACACTTTAGGTAAAAATGCTCTCAAATCTACTAATAGATTGCAAAGAGAGGCAGCCGCTGGTCGTGATCTCCAAGACTTACAAAGACTTGATAAACAACTAGGAAAAGAGGCTACAAGAAAAGAAATAGAAGCTGCTGTAAAAAAATACGATTACGATAAAGGCGGATATCAACCAGGAGCTGTAAGATTAAATCCTGTTGCCTATGTTGTTAGTCAAGCTGGTTTAGGTAGATCTTTGCCTGGAAGGTTCCAACAAATTATGGAATCTATTCTTGGTAATACTAGAACAAGAGGGAATATTGAAAATATTAATATGCAAGTTAGTAGGCTTGTAGCTGATCTTAACAAACAAAAAAATGTTGCTTCAGACTATTATAAAGAAGTTTTACAAGGAGGTATTCGTGGTGAGACAAAGATTGGTATTGACCGTTCTATTGCAAATAAAAAAGCAGAGCTGGATTCCTTAGTCAACAATAACAACGTTAAGTTAGAACAAGCTATCAAAGACATGACTGAGGATTTAACTGGTGTTGGTATTTATAACTCATCTTTGGGACAGAGAGAATTTGGCACATTATTAATAGAAAATATGGATCGTGCTCGACGAGCTATAGATAATACTTTCGGTCAACAATATAGAGCTTTAGATGATGCTTTTAAAGAAGCTGTAGCGATAACAAAAGGAGGAAACGCTAGTCTTGTGCAAAGAAAGATTGCCACTATTCTCGATACAAGAGTCAAAAATATAGAGAAAGAACTAGCTGGTTATAAAAGAAAAATTGTTAAAGGTATAGATCAACCAGGCGATTTACCAGAATCTGCTCTAAAACCATTTGAAGACGCTGTTGATGACTTGCGTAGTATGGTTGATAACCCAGATACTTTGAATATGCCTAGAATAATTGATGCTGTCAAAGATCTTAGAAAATATAAATATACAACTTTGAATAGAGGTCAGATGAATAAAATGTATGAAAAGATGGCTAATGAACTTGGTTTTGATCAAACAATTTATAAAGATGGTCGACTCATCCCATTACGAGACGATCCTGTTTTTGGCATGGGTAGAAATGGTGGTTTTATGGATGATCTAACTGACGTTAATAAATATGGTATAACTTACGATTCAAAAATGAGAAAAATTCCAGCTATAGGTGTTAGAACTAGAAAATTGATAGCTCAATATGCCGAAGATTTCAAAAAGATAAACAACAAATATGCTGAAGCAAATGCTTCGTTCGATAATTTCAATTTAAATAGAATATCAAAACAGGCTAAATTTGGTTCTAATGACGCTGATGAAATATACAAAAATGCTTTTATCGGGGGCGACTTTGCAGACTTGCGAGACATATTTAAAAACCTCAGACAATATGATGAATACACCGCTGGTATTGGCAAAGCAACTAATGTAGAGCAAGACGTCAGAACAATTATGCAGCAACAATTCTTTAGAGATGCTTTAACTGATGCGATGGACACAACAACTGGAAATATTGATTTTGTAGATTTCGGCAAGTTTATAAAGGATTTCCAAAGGAAAGATGCTCGTAAACTTGAAGAATTATTTGGTGCAGACGTTGCAACACAAGTGCAAAACCTTTCAGACGATCTAATCAAATTAAAACCAAACATAAAGTCTGATGAAGTCTTGGATTTATTAGGCAATATAAGTGTCAATAGACAAGGCTACGCAGCAGTTGGCAGAGCAAGTGTGGATTTTATGGAGGCACTTAAAGGCAAAGCTAGTGCCCAATTAGATAAAGAATTATTCGAAGCTAATAAATTTATATCAGAACGATTACCCGACGCCACGGCTGAAGAAGTAGTGGGTAGGATATTTACACCACGAGGTGCTGATAATATTGCGAAAGTACGAGATCTAGTTGGTGACGAAGCTTTCTTAGAAATACAAAACGCTAGTATGGACAAATTATTGCGTACTGCAATAAAACCTGGCACAAAAGGTGAAGTAACCGATATATTTAAGCCTGCACAATTAGCGAGCGCTTTAGATTCTTATGGTGACGAAACTCTAGAAGCGATGTTTGGTAAGGAAACTAAAGATGGTTTACGTTATTTAGCTAACTCTCTTGATGTACTGACAAAAGGTGAAGCTGGGCGTGGTGCGGCAGCTGGTGGACTTATCGCTGCTTCTCTTGCTGTTGGTTTTCTGAATGTAGCAGCTATACCCCTTGCAGCCGGTATTATTATTATGCGAGGTGCTTTGTCAGACCCTAGATTAGTAAGGATGATGGCATCAACTGATAAAAATTCAATACAAATAGTTTTTGATTACTTTGATAGAGCTATTAAACAATATTTAACAAGAGAGGTTGCAGGTGGTATTGAAGCCCTTGATGAAGCTGTTAAAGGTGAAGTTGCTAATTTAGCAAATAGACCAGAAGCACAACAATTTAGAGACGCAACTACCAGAGCGGTTCAAAGTGTTGACATGCCAGTTCCAGACCTATCTAGTTACGGTATTCCACAGCCTGACTCTACATCAGTCTTAGATCGTGAAGCACAATTAGGTTTTGGTCCTATACTTAGTCCATAGTATAGATACTTAGTTTTTTACTTTTACCTTTAACATTTATACTGTCGAGTTTGCGTAGCGGTTTTTTTGTTGGTGTGCCGATTAGAGCCTTAGCGGTAGATTCACCAATCAGTAGATCTACACCAGCTTCTTTGGTTGCTGATTCTAATCGTGCTGCAGTATTTACAGCATCGCCTATAGCTGTATAATCGAAGCGTGAAGAACTACCTAAATTACCTACAACTGACAGCCCTGAATTTAAACCAATACCAATTGCAATATCTAACCCTGCTGCTTGCATGTCGTCTCTTATTTGAAGCGCTGCTTTTATAGCTCTTTCTTCGTGATTATCTAAATCTAATGGTGCATTAAATATTGCCATCATCGCATCACCTATATACTTATCGACCATACCTCCATATTTTTGGACCGCATCAGCTTGTATTGTCAAAGCTTGATTCATGATAGCCGTCACCTCTTGCGGTTCTAATTTTTCAGACAAAGCAGTAAAACCTCTCACATCTGTAAACAGATATGTACAATATCTTTTTTCACCTCCTAACTTTAGTAGGTTGGGATTATCTTGTAATCTTTTAACTTGGGCAGGATCTAAATAATGCTCAAATTGTTTTTTGATTTCTTGACGTAATTTATATTGTTTTCTGAAGTTCAAATAGAAAGATGTAGCTGCAGTCACAAATTCTGCTACTAAAGTGTAGGTAAAATCCAATAAAATACCTCTTTTTACAATCTGGGTGCCTATTACAGCCGTAGACAAAAAGATGGTAGAAAATGATACTAAACCACCTGTAATTCCAAAAGATTGCGTTACAAGCCAAATAAGAAAGCAAAAAATTATTAAAATTAACAATTCTGCACCTAAATGCCAATCAGGTATCATAGGACTGTTTTCTATCAGGATTGACTCAGCCAAAGCAGCTTGAATCTCATGTGGCATTAATAAATCTTTGGGTGTTGCCAAAGTTGGTAAAATCCCTTTTGCGGTTACACCTACAAAAACAAATTTATTTTGCACATCCATTTCATCTAAAGTGGTTGTAGGTGTATCAACCCAACTTATCCATTTACGGCCCAGCCTGTCTGTAGGTATTTCAGGTATACCTTTGACTCTTACTTGTTCGATACCAAACTCGTTTGTTTTTATAACGTATGTATCTGCACCTGCTAGCACCTTTAAGACTTGTGTACCGAAACTAGGCACCCAACCCCCAGGTATTTGATACAGCAAAGGCACTCTTCTTACTAAATTATCTATATCTACTGGTGCTGATACCATACCTTCAAAAGCATTATTAGCAATCAAATCAATATTTGGTATGTAACCATCTAATGGATAGCCAGACACATCAGGTCCTAAGATGACGGTTCCAGTTGGTTTAGGATAAATGCCGTTTTGAGACTGGAAGGTGGCGACTACAATGGGGAACTGATTGAACGAAACAGCTAACTTTTCATCACCACCGAACCGGTCTTTATCTATAAAGGATAACACCCAACCCACACCAAGGGCACCTTTGTCTATAAGTTGTTGGTTTATTTCTGCTAATCTTGATCTAGGTAAGGGCCAACCTCCCTCCTTTTGTACATCATCCTCACTTATATTAAGTATAGTGAAAAACCCACTTGGTTCTTGATCGGGCACTAAATAATCAAATGTTTTAAGTTTCATCACCTCTAGTGGTGGCACTTGAAAGACTAAAGGCAGAGCTAGCATAAATGTAAGAAGTAACCCTTTTTTCATCCCTGTTCCTGTTTGATTATTATGTTGCTCGAATTACCACCATTAACTTTGATAGAGTTTGTGATACCGTCTTGTATTATTAAGATAGTGTAAGATTCGTCAGAGTTTAACGCTAATTGCAAAGAGTTTGTCACATTTCTTAAGAAGTTTATCTGTTCACCACTTATGAATGTTGTAATTTGGGTGTCAGGATCTTGTCCTATTTGTGTGCCGACAATATCTATTCCGTCTATAACACTACCTAAAACATCTTGTTCTTGTTCTTCTTCTAATAGATATATTGCGTCTAACAGATCCTCAAAGAAATTAGTGTTTAAATAATCTATATCCAACTCATCAAAACTTAAATCTTCTTCAACCAATAGATCTTCATCTAAGTAATCAATATCTAGATCCGTAAAATCTAAATAATCTTGTTGCTCAGAAACTTCTTCTTCAGAGATAACAACTCGTTCTTTGGGTGGTGAGACAATCAGATAGTTGTCTATTAGATCTAAAGATATGTCTAAGGTTACAGGATTGCTTGGTATCTGTTCATATACAGTTGTAGTCGTTGCCTGGTACGGTTTATTTAAAACAACCTGACCAGCTGCTGTTGATACAATAATTTCACCACTAGCATCACCAAATTCATCTGGTAATAAAATTATCAAACTCCTTCCTGTTTCATCTACTGTACAAGTAAAATCGGTTCCTCTAACTGCTATATCCGCTGTAGGTGTTTTTAGTGTAATATTGGCTTTGTCTAATTTGTTAATACTGCCACTTACAAATCTGATGGTGCCACTAGCAAAACTTAGAGCCATTTTACCTTTGGTTGGGTTTGGATCGTAAATGTATTCGTCAATAATTAAATTAGAGTGCTCAGTAAGTCTTACTGTAGAATCGTCAACGAAAGTTATTTCTATACGGCCCTTACGAGTTTGAACATCATCATATGAATTTATGTCGAAATCTAGTATAGCTTCGTAGGGCAGGTCCCTTAAGACCTGACCATAACCACGAAGATTTGTAATATCGCCTATTGGTTCAGCATGAAGTTGTGCTAGAACCGTCGTTTTGAACAATACAGACCACAGAATTAGACGCATTTGATGTTATTTTTAAATAATCTCTAGCTAAAGTTGAAGCCTGAGTTATTGTGTAAGTATTACTGTCGCCCGTTAAATCAAGATAGAAGTAGCCTGAATCGCTGGATGTTGTGCCTGCATAACCGCTTCCCTCAAATGTTAGTGCGTTACTGTCACCGAATATATCGATATATGATGTTGCATTTTCATAATCAATATCAAATTCAAACTCATTATTGTCACCATCTATTATCCAATCCAAGTCTAAATAGTCTGCATTAGAATTTTCAGCCACTTCTATATCGAAAGTATTACTGCCACCAGTAACCTGTATATTAAAGTCAGCGTAATCTGCTGTATAAGCGCCACCGCTGTTTACTAAAATATCCATAACATTAGAGTCGCCTTGAAAGTCAAACAGGGCTGAAATGTAATCTGAATCAAAAGCATCTGATCTAAAAATGTTACTAGCTCCTATTTGGTTTATTTCTAATGTCATATTTATGCCGTCTAAATCTAGAGCTGTCATAGTGCCTGAAACGGCTGAAGTACCACCAATAAGGTTTGACGAACCTAATTGTTCAAGATTAATTGCTGCGTTACTTCCGCTTTGATCAACGAATATCTCATTGTCTGCAAAAGCGTTCAACGCTAAAAATAATAAAAATATTCTCACTTTACTCTCCTATAAACCGCCAATATCCTCTGATATTGCCTTGGTTTATAATATCTACGATACCAGTTTCTATAGCAGCTTGCAACGCAATAGATTTACTTTCATTCATAGCATTACCAGTTTCGAACTCTACCAGCTTTGTACCCTCTGCGATATATCGAAAAAAATCATTAGATAAGCCAACCGATAATATTGTCTTAGTAGTGAGGTTTTCTAATAATATTTCACCTGTACTAACAGAAACTATTCTTATTGAGACAACAACGGTATCTTCACGATATTGTTTAGAACTACCTATTCCTAAATATCTTGCCCCTATACCGCCAGTCAGAAGGTTTGTGTTGTAATCTACAATTGCACCTTCTACTATCAGCCCTGCAAAAAGCAGAGGCATTTGTTGATCATCTTCATCAAACTTTTCTCTGGTTGATCTTATTATTTGTCGTTCTCTTGTTAGATGATCTATACCAACTCGCTCAACTACCCTGAAAAATTTTGATTGTTTTAAGGCCCTGATAACATAAGTTTCAGGTGCTTGAGTTAGTGCTGTAGAAAAATTTGCATAACCATCTACCGATTTTCTTTGGCCCGTCGCATCGCCGAATCTGTATACGGCTACAACTGGTTGCTGGATTGCTGGTGGTATTTTTTTTATAGCTGCAGTTACTGGTTGATTTATAAAGGCATTTTTTGAAAAACATTGTGCTTCTCCAATTATGGTAACAACATCTTTATAATCTTCTTGTGGGTTTGTTAAGCAGGGAGATATTCTTTCGACATGCGAAGCACAACTAGAAACCAAAGTCCCCAATAGGAATAGTGATAGTAGTTGTTTCGCCAGTAGTTTCATTAAATATAGTCATTGTAATATTTATACCGTCTGTCGTCCAAGTTATCAGATTATCAAACAAAGTGAAAGATCCTTCACTTGCTGGGTTTTCACCAAACAACTGATCAACTAACTGTCTAGATAGTTGTGCATAAACTCTTGATTCAAAGTTTCTAAGGAATCTGGCTAAAGTTGTGTTATCAGCGTCTCTTTGTAACTCGTCTTGTAAAGCTTTAATTTCTGCTTCTAATGCTTCTTTTCTGTTAAATTCTTGATTTTCTATTGTTAGATAATGTGCTGATGTGCCTTCACCATTGAATGAGGGCGATTTAAATTTAAACTTTATTTCGTCAGCAAAGAGGGGGAACGCTAAGCACGGGATCAAAAACCAAGCGCACCCCATACGTTTGTATTTACTTGAATAATAATCATCAATCTTTTCTTTGGTCATCTCTGTCTGCCTTAGCAATCTTATTACTATCGATTAACTGTGGTACTCCTAGTATAGTTTTTATTAGTGTGTCTTGTCTAATGATCTCATTATCAAGACTTCGTATACGATCTATCAAAGCAACTAGTATACCGTGTTGGGAGTCTAGTTTAGTGCCTAGTCTTTGTTCCATAGCGGTTATCTGCTCAGCTACTTTTTCATCAACGACATCTAATTTATTTTCCATACCGTCAACAATACGCATAATTAGCTTGTAAATAAACCAACCTAGTCCGAGAGCTGCTGCTATCGGAAAACCTACTTGTTGAATTATGGTAACTATATCTTGCATTTATAAGGAGTAGTCTGATGTTCCTAGGGCGCAACTTTCTAAAAAACCCTAGAGCTTTCGCTAGTCAACAGACTACTCATCCTTTTTGTGTGATGCTCCAAAGTAAAATGATATGACTGCACTAGCCAAACCACCTAAGTAACCTAATACAAGGTTAATTAGAGCCTCACTATTTTGTTCTGGCGGTTGTATTGTTACTAAAAATATATAACCCATAAAACCACCTATTGTAATAAATCCTAATATTTTAGATGTCCAATCGCCTGAGAAAGCAGTACGAGCGTTTTGCACATCTTGTGCTTGTATTTTGTAAATATCCACATCTAGCTCTTTCATTTTTACTTCGAACTCTTTTTCTGCTTTTTTTAGCTCTAGTAATTGTTCAGGCGTAGCGTTTTGCATAGCTTGTGCAATTGATTTTGGTTCAGCTTTACAACCTAATACACTAGCTATCATGTTTGCTGCTGCGCCACCTAACGGGCCACCTACTGCTTGGCCTAAAGAAGGTGCTACAGTAGCTAAAGTATTTTTTAATATATCTAACATAGTCCTATTTCGTTCCTATCCATTCCTAATGGTTGATTAGATATACAGTTTATCATATGTTTTGGGATATATGCATACGGCTCATTGTCGTCATCATACTCAGGTGATTGCGATAAATTCATCATAATTTCATATTGATGGTTTTGATCCCATTTGTGATAGTACAAACCGTCTGTCATAGCAAATACAATTATGAAAGGAACATTTGTGGCTTGTGCAAAAGAAGCTCCATTTTTAAGTTTTGCTACAGAAAGTATTAGGCTTTCATACTTGTCTATTGAAAAAGTTCTAACTTTAACCTCGCACCAATAACACCTATCTTTTGATTCTATCCAGTAATCTAATGAATAATGAACTGGTAATTTATGACAAGTAACACCCCAGGCACCCTCTAAATATCCTGCAACTCTTTCTTCTCTTTTTTGATCGTCTATAGTTTCTAAGCTTGGCTTTTTCATTGTTTAATCCTCATAGTAGGTTGGATCGACAGCAACAAATCTTTTTGTGGGCCTACCTTTTCCACCAATTTTTACTTCGATTTCTTGGATCTCTCCAGCATTTCTTAATCTCTCTATAATCTCTTTGACTTCGTATGACTTCATAGATCTAAATAGTTCATGTCTATCAACTTCTCTTTTGCTTATGCCCTCTCCACCACGGGACCTTATATAAGATAGAACAGACTTGATTTTTGCTTCTGTAGCAGAGGATGATACTTTGTCTCTACAGGTTTCTATAAATAACAAATCGTAGTATCTGACATAATCGATTGCCCACTTTGTATATTCACCTTTAATTGTTTTGGCACCTACGTCGTCAGCCAAAGCACATATTAAAGACAAGCGCATAGCTTTTTCTCTAGACCTAGACAACAAAGGTTCTAAATTATTTTTTTCTAAAACATTTTGTCTTTTGACGACCTCTTCTGCAAACTCATTTAATAATTGTCTACTATCATCATCAAAAGAGATAACGGTTTGTTCTACATTTACCTCTGAGTTTTGTTCTGCTATATCACCAAAATCAGATCTTGGTCTTCTGATAGCATTTATCCAATCGATAATAAGTTGCGGTGGCTTCTTGTATCTTTTCAAAGCACTTACTTTTCTTGGCTCTTTGGATTCTACGATAATAAATCTGTTTAAAAACCCATCTGCTACTCTTCCTGAGTTCAAAGCCCCATAAAAATTCTTTGGCACAGAAAGACCTACAAGGGTAATTGCAGGTTTGTAGCAGATACGGTTCATAGCTTGTTCTACATATTGTTCAGGTGTGTTCATTAGTGAATAGTTATCAGGTCTTAAGGTACCGTGACAACGGCCCCAAGCTTCCATTAGTGTTTGTATACCGTCTTCTCTGTTAGTGTTTTGTTGGGCAGATATGTTTTCTAAACGCTTGCCAAATTCGTCCATGACTGTAATTTGTGTAGGTCTATATTTGAGAATGGAGTGAACAGCGCCTGAAGATGTGTAACCGTCGCCTACAACTAATCTAGCGTGTTTTGTTTTGTTTAAAACTGACTCAACGAAAGTCTTTATATTTTCTTTACCTTGTCCTGATTTAGCGACACCAACAAAATATAAGCTGCTAAAATTGTTCATATCGGTTCTGAACATTCTGCCACAAGCAACACTACCAAGAGCCAAAGCTCCTACTAATGAAAGTTCAGGCTGACTTATTTGTGCTATTTCTTCAGCGAACTCAAACATGTTTTTAAGAACGCCTGGTGGATTGTACAGGTTTTTAGGTGGTGCAATATCCTCTTTGGTGTGTACAAACAAAGGGGCTTGTTGGTTTTTTCTGTCGTGTGTTTTTTTTACATTATCTACTACTGAAATAATTTCATGTTTAGGTAAAGGTGGTGAATTTTGTTGATTCCAACTCTCCATAAAAAATTTTGCAAAGTCTAAGTTAAGATTTTTTGAAATTAAATAACCAGCTAACCTAGCTGCTTGATCATTCCTAGAGCCCTCATTAACCCCATCCAAAGAGAAAGGTGTGACATTTGACTGACCATTAGTTTTTTTGTTGCCAGTAATTTGTATCCATTCTTTTTCAGTAAAATCTGGTAGATCCTCAAAACCCCATAGATCCCAATTAGGGTTAATCACCGGCTGATAAACTTGTCCGTTTGCATGTGTATTATATGGAGCAATTATTAAACCACCGTCTCCTCTGATATCAATGTGTCTTTCTATCGGCGTGTCGTTTAATCTTTTTGTAGCGAATGTAGTGTAATTTTGTGGATTGTTATAGTAGTAATGCATACCCTTACCAGTTCTAACTTTGTAAGGTGTTTGTGGTATGTTTTCTTCAACCCAGTTCATGGCTTCAGGTGTGTCTGCATCTACAACGATAAACTGACCACAAACCAAAGCGACAGTCATATCGTCCCTGTCTTTAAACCAAGTTTCTACTTCTTCTCTTTTTGGTCTTTGCTCTTTGAACTGGGCCCAGCCTTTGAAAAAAGCAGGTGGCTTTTTGGATTTACGCAATAAAGGCACTACATCAAGCCCCTCATCGTAATATGCCATGGCTAACTCATAGACACTTTCTTTGCCGTTGAAGTTAATAGAAAACACTATTTTATTTCATTTGGACAACCGTAAATTGATTCATAGTCTAATCTTCCGTTGGTTGCTATTATTATTTTTTTTGCTTGTTCTACGCTTGGGCGTCTATAGCCCCATCGCCATGACCTAATAGAGGCTAGAGAGACTTCAAACTTCTTGGCTGCTTCTTCCATACCAATATGTTTAATCATTTCTCCTAACGTATAAGGTCTGACATCTTTATGTTCGAATTGTGGTTGAAGCCCTTGTTCTTTGAGCTTTTTAAGACGGTCCTTATTTATTTCTGTCAAACGATGACAATAATTAACGAACCATTCTGCATCTGATTCCATCAGTTTCCTCCATTATTTATATTGACAAATCGTAACCCTTTGATAAAATCTTGTCAACTACGGAGATTATTTATGAGTATATTAAAAAATGTAGTAAAGCCTGACCAGCTTGTTAATAAACAAGGTGCAAAGATTCTGATTTATGGTGAATCTGGTGCAGGTAAAACTTATACATGCTCAACGGCTCCTGGCAAAGTGCTTGTAATAAGCATGGAAGCAGGACTTCTATCTATTCGTGATAAAGAGAACGTTGATGCTATAGAAATAAAAACTTATGAAGAGTTGAATCAAATATATGGTGAGCTCAAATCGGGTGAACATAACTATGATACAGTATGTCTAGATTCAATATCTGAAATGTCAGAGATTCTTTTGGACCACGAATTAAGTGTAAATAAAGATGCTCGTAAAGCTTATGGAAATGTTCAGATAACATGCACAAATGTTATGAGAATGTTTAGAGATTTACCTATGCACGTTATATTTGTTTGCAAGATGGCTAAAGAAAATAACGATGGTGTTTGGTTTTTTCAACCAAAAATGATTGGTACTAAACTAGGACAATCTATACCTTACTTTTTTGACGAAGTTTTGTGTTTAAGAGTAATGGAACAAACAGACGGAGATGGTAAAGCAGTGCATACTAGATGGTTGCAAACAACTCTTGCTGAGGGTTTTGTCTGTAAAGATAGATCAGGCAAACTAGAAGCTTTAGAGGAACCGAATCTTTCAAGTGTCATTACAAAACTTGGTTTTAGCAACCAGGTAGAATCGGCCCCTACTAAAATGGAGGTAGCTAGTGAAGCATCCGTCTAATTTTGTACCCGTCAATCCGGATTTTCCTGACGAAGAACAAATGTGGGAAGAAAAGTATGCGGATCTTAAAATGTTTGATGAAACGGAAAGAAAACGATTCACGGACATAGATTTTGAAGAAGCTACATATGAATATACAGATATTCTGTTTGAGAATGAACAGAGAATTAAACAAGCTCAAATGGATATCTATGAAATTTTGTGTAGAGACTGTGACGATTTAGAAATGGATCAGGAAAAAGATCTAAACATTGTATATCTAAACTTAACTAATCTATTTTCCGAAATAGCAAAATTAAGATTTAGAAATTTTAAAATCAAGAATAGAAAATTAATTCTTGAACAACTTAGTAAACGGAGAAAGAAATGAGCGATTTTGACGGCGTAGATTTTTTTAAAGATGTAGGAACTGCATCTGAAAAAACAGCAGCACCAAAAGGTGTACATGAAGCCTGTATTCTTAAAGTTGAGGACCACACTACACAAAATGGTGATAAGGCCCTTAAAGTAATTTTCGAGATAGCAGGTGGTAAGTACTATGACCAAACCGAGTATTACAACTTGTGGCATAGTAGTGAAAATGCAAAAAGAGTTTCTAACGAAATTTTTTCATC